GGTTCGCGCGGCTTAACGATTCTGTGAAAGGAGGGCGCATGCCACAATTCACGATCGGCACCACCACCATCACGCCGGACAGCGGCCCGTATGTGGTGGCGGAACTGTCGCACAACCACAACGGCCAACGAGAATTGGCCGCCCGCATGATCGAAGTCGCCGCGGAATGTGGCGTGAATGCCGTCAAACTCCAGAAGCGATCCCCCGCGTTTTACGCGGCATTGCGCGCCAAAGGGATGACGGATTATGCCGATATTCGTGAAAAGCGTGAATTAACGGAGTCCGATTACATCTACCTTGGGAATCTTGCCCATGCAAAAAACCTGGCCTTTATCGTGACGGCGTTTGACCTTCCGTCGCTGGAATTTCTGAAGCGGACACCGTTAGATGCCGTCAAGCTGGCCTCCGGGTCACTCCACAATCACCCGCTCGTGTTTGACGCCTCAAGTGTTGGGTTGCCGGCCGTCATGTCCACGGGGTGCAGCGACCTTAAGGACATCCTGGGCGCGGTAAAGATAATCCCAAAACAGGCGCAGACCGCCATCCTGCAATGCACATCCGTCTATCCGTGTCCGCCAGAAAAAATGAATCTCAAATTCATCAGCACCATGTGCGAAATGTTTAACCATGCAGTAATCGGCCTGTCATCTCATGCTCTCGACAATCGCATGGAGAATGCTGGCTTCGTCCTCGGCGCACGCGTGTTCGAGAAACACTTCACCCTCTCCAAGCACCTCGGCGCCGGCGACCACGCCATGTCGCTCGAACCGGACGGACTGCGGGATCTGGTGGACGTGCTCCACGCAACCAAGGCGGCGCTTGGCGACGGGCGCAAGCAATTCCTGCCATGCGAGGAATTCGGGCGCAGTCGGCTGGACATCGGCTATACGCCGAGAAAGGAGGCGGCGTGATCGGCAAGCCGGAAGACACGAAAATTGAAGTCCCGTTTGACTCAATACAAATCATTGGAGGTGAGAACAAGATTACCGTCGCGTTTCTGAATGATGGACAGTTTATGCTGCATACTACGTTCGAGAATATAACGCTCTCACCGAAGGGGGTCACTGTTGACCTGCAGTTCGTCCGTGGGGTTGTCGTTGGAAAATTGATGTGAGTGCGCTTAAAGGAGGCGGCATGAAAAATGGACATGATTTTGGCTCTCACGTCATCGCCATCGGGGTCTTGATCTGGATATCAGTGTCTGTTGGGCCGTGGTATGTGGGTGTTATTCTCTTCATGCTCGGATGGATAGCCAATTTGTGCCTAGAGGCGGTGCAAAAATGAGCATACTCGCCTTCATCCCAGCCCGTAGCGGCTCCAAGCGGATCCCCGGCAAGAACGTGCGTCCCTTCGCCGGCCATCCCCTCATCGCCTACGCCATCCAGGGCGCGCTCGACTCCCAACTCTTCTCCAGTGTCTACGTCACCTCGGACTGTGCCGAGATCGGCCGTGTCGCACAACACTACGGCGCGGACTGGATCGAGCGCCCGGTGGAGTTCTCCGGCGACTACTCGCCCGATCAGGAGTGGATTGACCACGCGCTCGGCTTCGTGGACGGCCTGGGGATCGCGTGCGACGAGTACGCCATTCTCCGGCCGACGTCGCCCTTCCGCACGGCCATGACCATCAAGCGCGCCATGTGGCAATGGGACCATGTGGCCTGCATGAAGGCCGTCGAGCCGGGCTTTCCGCCCGAGAAGTTGTGGCGCATCGGCAAGCCGGCCGAGATGGTGCCGTACATCCCCGGCGACGCGCACCTCCGACAGTCCAGCGAATTGCCGATGGTCTGGAAGCAGGCGGGCAGTCTGGAGTTCCGCCCGCGCAAGTGGAGCACGTATCAGCCGTTCCACACGCAGGGGTGGGAAGGATATGATCTGAACCGCCCAGAGGAATGGGCGTTCGCGGAATTTCTCGTGGCGAACGGCGACGCCACCACACCGCAGATCAGTAGGAGGCCGTATGCCTAAGATCGTTGTACTCCATAGTTTTTATGGCTGCGACACAGGGTGATGCGGGCATGTCGTCCAGGTGGACGACGAAGAAGTTGGTGAGTTTCAATTCGAGCATCCGTATGAGAGCGACTATTTGGAATTCGCTAAGAACCTAGTCCGCAAGGTCTGCGGAGAGGAACACGTGAAAGACCTTGATTGGGAAAACTGTCACATCTTGGATGACTGAAATGGAGGCCGTATCCCATCGCTTCGTGACACCAATCCGTATCTATGCGACGCGGGCGAACGAAGGCGTGGATTTATCCAAACGGTGATTTCATCGGCACGCATTGAGGGTGTGCGACTGGAGGCAACAGACATGGGCTTTGCCCCTGACGTGATCGACCCGCCCCCGCCGTTCCTGATGCGCTGCGAGTCAGAGTATGAGAAGGTTCGCCAGCGCACTTGGTATTCCAAGGAGCCGGAGACCATCGCCTGGATTGACTCCTTCGCCGACGGCGACACCTTCTGGGACATCGGCGCTAACATCGGCGTCTACTCGCTCTATTGTGCGACGGAGCATCCCAGGTCTGCAGTCCTTGCCTGCGAACCAGATCGCAAGAATTTTGCCGCGCTCTGCAGAAACGCAAACATGAATCTCTGCGGTCTACATATCACGCCCCTACAATTCGCCATCAGCGACACGGACGGCGACGGCGTCTTCTACGAAGCGGGCGCCACCACGGGCGAGAGCGGCGGCCAACTCAACGCGGCGCTCTGCAACGGCATGGCGGCGTACCCCGTGCGCGTGCGCTCGATCGACTCACTCGTGGCCGAGTACGGCTGCCCCACGCATATCAAGATTGACATAGACGGGCAGGAGTTGAAGGTGGTCAATGGGATGCGCGATACACTGAAGAATCCGATGCTGCGGAGCGTGCTGATGGAAATTGAGACCAAGACGATAGAGGGCCGGGCGCTTATGGCGGCATTCTTCGGAGCGGCCGGATTCACGCTCGACAACCGCTTCAACTCCATGCTCCCCCACTCGCGCACGCGGCGCGCGGCGCAGTGGATTCGCGTGGAAAATGTTATTTTTACGCGGGAGCGATGATGCCTAAACAACTCTCAACATTTCAGATGCAAAAGGTTTTGGGGCTCAAGCGTGAATGTTTTCGGGAATGGATGAAGGCCGGTTTTATAAATCCAACCGTCCCGGCGAAAGGTGCAGGGACCAAGGCCGTGTTTGCTGGAGATGATATTTACAGAGCAGCTATTTTCGCGGCTCTGCACCGTGGCGGTTTCAGGAGAGAACGCGCTGCCGAGATCGCAAAGGCTACCGACCTGAATTGTTCCGTGTTTTACTTCAGGCAATCTAATGACTTGTCCACTGCGATCAATGTCGAAGAAATAAAGCGTTCCGTAGAGCGATCAATTAGTGGGTGATGATGCCTGACACCGCACTCCTGACCGTCAAAGAGGCGCACCAATGACCAAACGGGAAATTGAGGAGATTCGTCGCACGATTCAGCAACGCATAGACCGAGAAATGGACATGTACATGAAGCCGTTAGAGCCGCGGAAAGACTACAGCGACCAAACGACCGACGAAGACTAAGGAGGCCGCATGGCAGTACTGAATACGTGGACGGAGATCCTCGTGTTTCTCGGCCGGTGTCCAAACTCCAAGAGCGCAAAATCCGTTGTCCGTACTCATTACGGCGACCTCATCCACCGCGAGGGTGGTATCGTCTGGGCTGAGACGCAAGAGTTAATCGTCAGACGCCATACCCTCTCTAGTACCCTCGCGGACGAGCCAACCGGAAAACCTGTCAATACCCCGAATACGCCCCACTAGCGCCCCACTGACGCCCCACGCCTAAAAACCAGAGAGATAATAGATTTAGAGGGGAGTGTCCCGTTTATGCGGCGTAATTCTACCTAGGGGGCGCTATGCGGACCATCAGGGATGTTCTCCAAACACGCTTCGAGCATCCAGACTATGATCCTAGCATTGATGACGAGCCATTATCATTTGAAGAATTTGACGCGCTCACGCGGACCTATTCAGACAAGCCGGACATGAAGCCATCCACAGAAGCCGAGCGTGCAGCGTTCTACCGCCGCAAGGCCATGAAGGCGGCTGCGTGACGGTAGCCGTTCACGAGGCATGGTTGAAGACCAAGGTCATAGACTGGAATCATATTCGCGGGGAAATTCTCAATCTGTTCCGCGAGGCGCAACGCAAGGGTAGCAAGCGAAAGTAACCCGCAGTCGGAGCCGCGCAGCGGTCCAATCCCGCCCGCGGTCGCCACGACTTGAAGAAACTCAAGTCCTATCTTGATGCCCGTGACGCCTTCTGCGCCACGGGTTTCCTTTTCTTGGCGGCTGGCCTCACGTGGCGCTACGGCGCAGACGTGGCGCTCATCACCGTGGGCGCGATCATTCTCGCCAAGGGGTTGACGCGATGGGTCTAATCACCACGATTGAGACCCGCTCCAACAGCCCGGCCGATCCGCACTTCTGGATCAACACGCTGCTGGAGTCCAGCAACTACGCCACCAAGAGCGGGACCGTCATCACGCCGGAGACCGCGCTGCGCGTGAGTGTGGTCCACGCGTGCGTGGCGATCCTCAGCGAGACGATTGCATCCCTGCCGCTGCTGGTGATCCGCAAGCTGGAGACCGGCGGGAACGAACCCGTCACGAGCCACGCGCTCTACCCCATCTTCCACGACTCGTGGAACCCGCTGCAGGACACGTTCGAGGCGCGGGACATGGGCGTGGGGCACCTCAAGCTGCGCGGGAACTGGTACAACCGCATCGAGTGGGACGGGCGCGGGCGCATCGTGGCGCTCTGGCCCATGCACCCGCGGGCGATGCAGGTGGTCCGCGCCAAGGGTGAAGTCTGGTATCAGTACGCCCCAGACGGGGACGTGGACGAGTTCGGCACGCCGCGCGGGACCTACCCGGCCAACCAAATCTGGCACGTCAAGGACTTCCGCACGGACGGCCTGGCGGCCAAGTCCATCGTGACGAGTTACGCGCGCGAGTCCATCGGGCTCGCGGTGGCGATGGAGGATTTCGCGGCGACCTTCTTTGGCAACGGGGCCGTGCCGGGCTCCGTCCTGAAGCATCCCGGCCAGCTTGGGCCGGAGGCCGCTGGGAACCTCAAGGCGTCCCTGGATGCGTATTCGCGGGAGCAACGCCACAAGACCCTCGTGCTGGAAGAGGGCATGGACTGGACGACGGTCGGCGTGAATAACCGCGACGCCCAATTCTCGGAACTGTCGGCCTCCGTGATCCGGTCCATCGCGCGCTATTTCCGCGTGCCGTTGCTACTGCTGGCGGAACCCGACAAAACCTCCACCTACGCGGCGGCCGAGCAGTTCTTCCTGTCGTTCGCTCGGAACACGATCTGGCCCATCACGAGCCGCATCGAGGCGTCCGCCAAGCACGCGCTGCTCACGCCCGCCGAGCGGCGACTCGGCTACGACATCAAGTTCAACCTGAAAGCGTTACAGGAAGCGGACTTCACCACGCGCATGAACGGCTACCGCGTCGGGCGCGACGGCGGGTGGTTGAGCGTGAATGACATCCGGCAACTGGAGGATATGCCGCCCATCCCGAACGGGAACATTTACCTCCAGCCGGCGAACTTCATCGAGGCGGGGAAAGAACCGGAACCGGAACCGCAACCGTCTGACGAGCCGGCGCCGGAGGGGGACGATAATGAGTGATCGGGAGCGGCGCTCGTTCGCCTTCGTCCGCGCGGCCGACGCGCCGGAAGACCGCAAGATGATCGGGCACGCCGCCGTGTTCAATCAGGTGACGGACATCGGCGGCTGGTTCCGCGAGCGCGTGATGCCGGGGGCATTCACGGACTCGATCCAGGCGGATGACATCCGCGCGCTCTTCAACCACAACCCGGATTACGTGCTCGGGCGCAACACGGCCAAGACGTTGACGCTCTCCGAAGACGCGGACGGCCTTAAGACGGTGATTGACCCGCCCGACACGCAGTTCGCGCGGGATCTCGCCGTGAGCATCGGCCGCGGCGACATCACGCAGATGAGTTTCGCCTTTCAAGTACTCGAAGAGGAGTGGACGCGCGGAGAGAAAGAACAACTCGACCTCCGCAGCATCAAGAAAGTCCGTCTCTTCGATGTCAGTCCCGTCACATTCCCGGCCTACGAAGGCACCGATATTGCGTTGCGATCACACAAGGCATGGGCGGAATCGCAACCCCAGGTCACGCCGGCCCCGCAACCGGACCCGACCGTCCTCCCATCTCTCGCATATCGTCGGCAACTGTTGACACGGGGGTATTGAAATGAATCTGGCAGAGTTGAAAGCGAAGCGGGCCGAGTTGCTGAAGGCCCTCCGCGCCATGCTCGACAAGATTGACACCGAGAAGCGGGCCTTCACGGAGGACGAATCCAAGGAGTACAAGCGGATCGAGGGTGAATCCGATCAGCTCGAGGTGGACATCCGCGCGGCCGAGGACGACATGGAGCGGCGCCGGAAGTTGGCCGAGAAGGAGATCGCCCTGCGCGACAAGGCGCCGGCCATCATCCCGGAGAAGAAATCCGGAGTGGCCGATGTGGACCCGGAGAAAGAGTTTCGGAACGTGGGCGAGTTCTTCTATGCGATCGCCCGCATGAAGTCGGACGGCGTGCGCGATGCTCGCTTGGACGCGGCCCGCGAGAAGCGCGAGCAGACGATGGGCACCGGGGCGACCGGCGGCTTTGCCCTGCCGGAGCAGTTCGATTCCACCATCCGCCAGGTGCAGGCGCAGGAAGCCATCGTGCGCCCGCGTGCGGCCGTGATCCCGGCCGGCAGCCCGCCCGATGCGAAGCTCACCTTCCCGGCGCTCGATCAGACGAGTGCCCAAAACATCTACGGAGGGGTCACCGTCGTCCACACGGGTGAAGGCGTGACGATGACCGAGACCACGGCGAAGTTGCGCGAGGTTTCTCTGGAGCCGAAGGAAATCTCTGCGTACATCGTGGCAACCCAGAAGTTGCTGAACAACTGGGATGCCGCGGGCGCGTTCATCACCCGGCAACTGTCGGCCGCGATGGTCGGGCAGGAAGACTACGACTTCATGCGCGGCAACGGCGTGAACAAGGCGTTGGGCTTCATCAACTGCGCCGCCGCCATCACCTACAACCGCGCTGGTGCCAACGCCATCGCGTTCGCCGACGTGTATAACATGTACGCGCGGGCGCTCCAGCGGGGCGGCTCCTACGTGTGGCTGGCCTCCCAGACCGTCATCCCGCAACTCGCGGCGATGGTGGACGCGGGCAACCATAACGTGTGGCTCGGCGGACCCGGAGGCAGCCTGTCCGGTGCGGCGGGATCGCTCCCGTCCAGCCTGCTCGGCATCCCGGTGGTCTTCTGCGACCGCCTGCCGGCGCTCGGCACCAAGGGCGACCTCTCGCTGGTGAACCTGAGCTATTACCTCATCAAGGACGGCAGCGGCCCGGCCGCGGCCTCCAGTGAGCATGTGCTGTTCACCAGCAACAAGGTCGTCTTCAAGATCGTCTGGAATGTGGACGGGCACCCGTGGCTGACGGAGCCGCTCGGCCTGGAAGGCTCGACAAGCAATACGGTTTCGCCTTTCGTTGTGCTGGAGTAACAGCGGGGTTAACACCATTCACCGGAGGACAGAACGATGTACCCTCTCGATAAAATCCGAATCGACCCGCTGCAACTGAACAGCGCGACGGCAGCGGCGACCTCGGAGAAGATCAGGATTGACGGCGGCAGAGACTTCTCGATTCTCTGCCAGGCCGGGTTCTACTCGACCGTGGGCCTCTCGGAGTGCGCCAGCGTCGCGGACTGGAGCGCCACCGACGCGGGCAACGCGATCGCGTTCGCGGTCGTGGAAGCCACCGCGGCCAGCGCGGTTGGCTCCGCGGTCAGTGGGGCGACGCTCACGCTCGGCCCCTCCACGGTCTGCGTGTCGCGCGGCGGGGCCATCTCGGTCCTGCTCGTGTCGTCCCTCATGACCACGGCCGTCACCGTCACCATCAACGGCAAGGGCTACCATCTCGCCACGAGCGCGACGGCCCGCGATGCCGAAGCGGCGGCGACGGAACTCGCGGCCATCATCAACGGCACGGCGACGTACTCCACGCTGGAGCCGCTGCCGCACTACGAGGCCATCCCGAACGAGATCACCACGGCCATGATCACCTTCCGGCCGAAGGACGATCTGGGAACGGGCCTCACCATCGAGACCACGGCCGCCGCGGCGACCACGGTCTGCTTCCCTGGCCTCTGCCAGGGCGTGATCAACGTGCAACTCAGCAAGCTGTCCACGAACTCCCCGAAGTATATCGGGGTGACGTGCGGCGAATCGTCCGGCGTGGTGCATCGCGCCGTGA